GTTTTTTTGGAAAAACCCTCGATAACGTGCTGAAAACCGTTGATAAACTTGAATAAAGCGTGGTAAAGCTTGATAAAAATTTAGGTGCCAAGCAAACGATATAGAAAGGATTGATATTCATGGACAACCTGAAAGTGGAATACAGGAATGCAGCGGATTTGAACCCGTATGCTAATAATCCTCGTATTAATGATGGTGCGGTGGACGCTGTGGCGGCTTCCATCAAGGAATTCGGTTTCAAGGTGCCCATTGTCGTTGATGCTGACGGTGTTATCGTCACAGGTCACACGAGGTTGAAGGCTGCGAAGAAACTGGGCTTGGATAAGGTGCCTGTCATCGTCGCTGATGATCTCACGCCCGAGCAGGTGAAGGCGTTTCGTCTTGCGGATAACAAGACGGCTGAGCTTGCCGAGTGGGATTTGGGCAAGTTGGATATCGAGCTTAACGGCATAGATGACATTGACATGAGTGATTTCGGTTTCGACGATGTAGACCTTGGCGATCTTGGCATTGGCAGTGATTTGGCTGGTAGTGATGCTGACGAGGATGTTCCCGAGCCGCCAGCTGAACCGGTGACGAAGCTGGGCGATGTGTACAGGCTCGGCAACCATATCTTGATGTGCGGTGACAGTACGAAATCGGATGATGTTCGCAAGCTCATGCAGGCAGGAGGTGGTGAGAGCGCTGCGCTTCTTATCACTGATCCGCCTTACAATGTCGATTACACTGGCAAGAGCGCCAAGGCTATGAAAATCGAGAATGATAGCATGGATTCCGGTGTCTTCCATGATTTCCTTCTCGCAGCGTTTGGCAATGCCTACGATGTGATGGCTGACGGGGCGGCGTTCTATGTCTGGTATGCGAGCAAGGAGGTCGTGAATTTCGTAACTACCATCGAGGATGCGGGGCTTACAGTCAAGCAGGAGCTGATTTGGAATAAGAACCGCCCGTCATGTGGGTGGCAGGATTACCAGTGGAAGCATGAGCCGTGTCTTTACGGTTGGAAGGGGACTGGCTCTCATAACTGGTACGGTGACAGGAAGCAGACTACTGTCATTGATTTGGATAGGCCGACAAAGGCCGACCTGCATCCGACGATGAAGCCGGTCGGATTGTTCGACTATCAGATTCGCAACAGCAGCGCGAAGAACGATGTCGTTTTAGACCTGTTCGGTGGCAGTGGCACGACTATTATCGCGTGCGAGCAGAATGGGCGCAGGGCGCGAGTTATGGAGTACGATCCGAAGTATGCCGACGTGATTGTCGACAGGTGGGAGACGCTTACTGGCATGGAAGCTGTGAAAGTGGAGGATTGATAAGAATGATTGAAAAAGTTAATCCAAGTCATCCTGACAAGGTGGCTGACAGGATTGCTGGTGCTCTCGTAGATTATGCGTATGAACTTGATATGTCACCTCGTATCGCTGTCGAGGTGCTTATCGGGCATGGCGTGTGCCATGTAATCGCGGAGACTAGTGTGCCGATTCCGGACGCTGTCATCAGAAGTGTTGTGAGTCGCATCACTGGAGTTGATGGCATCGAGATTGATTACAAGGAAGTGCCTCAAGACCCGCACCTTGCCGATAACCAGTCGGACGGCATCAAGTGCGGCGACAATGGCATTTTCAAGGGCGTGCCGCTAACTCGCGAGCAGAAGGACATTTCCCGGATCGTGCGGTCGCTTTACGAGGAGTATCCGACCGATGGGAAGTTCGTCATGACTGACGGGAAGTTCATCGCCTGTCAGTCATGCGCCGATGACAAGGAGCTCACCGGGCGCATTGCAAAGGGGCTTGAGGTTTGCGGGCGTAATCCTTCCGGATATCAGGTCATCGTGAATCCTCTTGGCTCGTGGACTGGTGGCACAGATGTGGACACGGGCGCGACGAATCGCAAGCTCGGTTCCGACATGGGTGACGCTGTGACTGGTGGCGGCTTGCACGGAAAAGACCTGAGCAAGGCGGACGTTTCGGTGAATATCTATGCGCATCTTCTCGCACAGAAGACGGGTGAGGTTGTCTCACTATGCTGTGCCATTGGCGATCGCGAGGTGGACGGCGTACCCTATGCCGATATCGTGCGGATCGCGCGGGACTATGTTTTCGATACTGTCGGCGGTTTCGAGAAGCTTGCGGAATGGGGGTTGTTCTGATGGGTGTCAAGAATCTTCAGGAACAGGCTGTCGAGATTCTGCAAATAGCCGAGGAAACAGGTGTCCAGACTAATTTCTTCTTTGTCACCACCTTTAAACGCTATCAAGTGCAAATCAAGATTCTCAACGACTTGGAAAAGTCGATTGAGCAAGACGGTATGCTGGTGAAGAAGGAGTATGTGAAAGGACGCAAGAACCTTTACACTAACCCGGCTGTTCGTGAATACAATACGACCACTGACAGCGCCAACCGCACTGTCACAACCCTTATGAAGATCATTCAAGGTTTCGGCAAGTCTGACGCTGAGCGTGATGGCGGGGATGTTGACCCGCTGCTTGCGTTGATTAATGGCGAAACCGAGGATGATGACGATGAAGAATAAGGGATACGAGTTCTGCATTGAGTGCATCGATAAGCCGACCACGCCGAAGTATGTTCGTAAGCAGATGCAAGCGTGGATTGATATTTGCGATGGCAAGGACGAGACTTATTTCGTGAGCCGACGCAAGGTGAAGCAATTGTACGCGATTCTCAAGGTGTTGCGTATGCCGAAGGGCTTGCGTGCCGGGCAATCATTGTACGATTGCACTACCGGATATCAATGGCTTTTCTATATCGCCACTCTTTGCACTGTGCGGCGTGATAATCCGGCGAAGCGGAAGTACGAGACGTGTGTGCTTGAGATCGCGCGTAAAAATTTCAAGACGTATACTATCGCTACGATTTTCATTCTGCTGTTTCTCACGGAGCCGCGATTCTCGAAATTCTACAGTGTAGCCCCTGACGGTACTCTTAGCCGTGAGGTGCGTGAGGCTATCTCGGAGACGCTTAAAAGCTCGCCAGACGTGTATGCGTTCAAGGACGTGGCTAGGTGGAAGATTCTACGCGATTCAATCACGTTCAAGCCATTGAGCACTACGTACATTCCTTTGAGTTATTCGACTAGCCGTATGGATGGGCGCTTGCCTAACGCCTTCTGTGCCGACGAGGTGGGGGCACTGCCGACATCATATGCTATCGAAGCCATGAGATCTGGACAGCTCAACATCCTCAACAAGCTCGGATTTATCATCAGCACCAAGTACCCGACTATTGACAATCCTTTTGAGGATGAAGTCGGATATTGTAAGAAGGTGCTTGATGGCTTGATTGAGGACGAGACGCGATTCTCGCTGCTTTATGAGCCTGACGAGACGAAGAACTGGATGGATGATGACCTTGTGCTGCGCCAAGCTAACCCGGTATCTCTAGAGATTCCGGAGATCTGGGAGGACTTGAAGAAGAAGCGTGCGTATGCTATCGCTGTCGAATCGGCGCGTGAGAATTTCCTGACCAAGCACTGTAATATTATTTACCAAGGGCAGGGCACGGAGACTTACGTGGACGTGGCTGATGTGCAAGCGTGCAAGGTCAGCCATATCGACTGGCAGGGGCGCACGGTGTATCTGGGGCTTGACTTGTCCATGACCAACGATAACACTTCGGTGTCGATGGTGAGCGTGGACGATGACGGGACGGTATTGGCTGATTCTGTGGCTTTTATCCCTGCTGATCGTATCGATGAAAAGAACGCTTATGAGAAAATCGACTACCGTGAGTATATCCATGCCGGGAAGTGCATTGCTTGTGGCGACAAGATCATCGATTATAAAGCCGTGGAGGATTGGATACTCGGCATTGAGGACAAGTACGGCGTGCATATCCAAGCCATCGGCTATGACCGGTGGAATGCCATGTCTACAGCGCAGAAGCTGGATGAAGCGGGATACAACACTGTCGAGATTCGACAGCATAGCTCGGTGCTTCATCCGCCTACCAAATGGCTCAAGGAGAAGATACTCAAGGGAGAATTCGCGTATGCGCCGAACCGCTTGCTTGAGATTAACTTTCAGAATGCCCGATGCACTTACGATTCAAACATGAATCTTTATGTCCACAAGAAGAAATCGAAGGGCAAAGTCGATATGGTAGTCAGCCTTATAAACGCCATGTACTTACTCCAGCAGGATTATGTGCTAGGTGATGGCGGTGTTGGCATCCAAGTAATCTAGTTTAGAATTAGTCATATAAGGCAGGTGATATGATGGGTTTTTTCAATTGGCATAAAAGAGATGTTGAACCGGTGGTCGAGCCGCAGGTGAGTGATGTATTGCTTAGAGCATTGCTGGCTGGTGACACGATTGATCGGCAGAAGGCGATGACGCTCCCGGCTGTGAGCGGCGCTGTGGACTTCATTTCCGGCGCTATCGCATCAATGCCAGTGTATCTTTACCGCATCAAGAAGGGCAATGTGGAGCGGGTGGACGATGCTCGCGCGACTATGCTCAATGGCGATACCGGCGACACGCTGGACGGCTTCCAGCTTAAGAAGGCGATGGTCGAAGATTATCTCTTGGATAAAGGCGGCTATTGCTACATCGAGCGGAGCCGTAATGACGTGACCGGACTCTACTATGTGGCGACGAATAATGTATCGATCAACATCAATTCAGACCCGATCCACAAGGACTATGACATCCTTGTGGGTTCGGACATCTACAAGCCTTTTGAATTTGTCAAGCTGCTCCGGAATACGAAGGACGGCGCAAGCGGTGTGGGCTTGACGGCTGAAGTGTCCAAGGCGCTGGAAACAGCTTATCAGACGTTGCTCTATCAGCTTTACCTTGTCAAGAGTGGCGGTAACAAGAAAGGCTTCCTCAAGGCCACCCGCAAGCTCGGTCAGGAGGAAATCGACATCCTGAAGAATGCTTGGCGCAACCTCTATGCCAACAATTCCGAGAATGTCGTGGTGCTTAACAACGGCTTGGAATTCCAAGAAGCATCAAATTCAAGCGTTGAAATGCAGTTGAATGAAAGCAAGAAAACACTGGAAGATGAAATTAATAATATCTTCCATATCAAGGATAATTTCGAGGAGACTTTCAAATTCGCGATTTATCCGATTATTCGCGCTTTTGAGACTGCTCTTAACCGTGATCTATTGCTTGAATCTGAGAAGAAAAGGTATTATTTCGCGTTTGACACCAAGGAGATTATCAAGGCGAATATCAAGGAACGCTTCGAGGTGTATGAGCTTGCCAAGCAGTGCGGTTTGATGACCATTAATGAAATGAGGCAAGCCGAGAACATGAACGCCATTGATGGTATGGACTACATTAATCTTGGTCTTGATTCGGTGCTTTACGACACGAAGACTGGCGAGATTTACACGCCTAACACCGATTCCACTAAGAGTGCGCAAGCTGACAATAGCCTTGAATTCCCCGACACTTCCAAGTCTGATGATGTCGTGGCTGAGACGATGGACAAGGCACAGGAAGTTGTACATACGCCGCTATTGGTGGGGCAGGTGCAGTCTATGGAGCAGATTATCGCTGGAGTGACCAATGGCACTTACTCGGCAGCTCAGGCCAAGAACATGCTCATGACCGATGTCGGCTTGAGTGCCGAGGAAACCGACAAGGTGCTTGATATCCAGCAGGAGACTGCGGGACAGGCGAATAACAGCGGTAATATTAGTGCAGGAGGTGTCACAGAATGAAGATAAATATTCGTGAGGATAGTGTCGAAATCGAAGGGTATGTCAACAGTTGCGAAAGATTATCGAGGCCGTTGAATTCGCGTATCGGTAAATTCCGTGAGCGTATCAAGGCTGGGGCTTTCCAGCGTGCCATCGACCGCAACGACGATATCCATGTGCTGCTGAATCATGACGCTAATCGTGACCTTGGCTCTACAAAGCAGGGCAATCTCAGATTGCATGAAGATAATATCGGGCTTCGAGCGAAAGCGACTATCACCGATGCTGATGTGATCGAGAAGGCTAAGCATGGTGACCTTGTAGGATGGAGTTTCGGCTTTACTGACAGGGACGTGGATACGCACGACGAGAACGGCATGATGACACGTGACGTGAAAGACCTTGACCTGTACGAGGTTAGCATCCTTGACCGCTCGAAAGTACCGGCATACGACGGCACGATCATCCAAGCGCGAGACGCTAACGGGGGCGAAGTGCATTTGAATACCGGTGAGGTGATGGCCGACGATAAGCCGGAAATCACAGAAGAAAAACCGGCTGAAAAACCGGCTGATAAGACTGAGGAAGAACCGCAGAATACGCGCGATAATTCCGAAGAAAAAAATAGTACAATTGATTACGGCAAATGGGAAAAGCTCATTGCCGAAATGAAGGAGGAGTAAAATCATGCAGCTTAAAAACATGATTGAGCGCAAAAATGAGCGCATTACCCGTGCCGAAGAGATTCTTAAGGGCGCGGAAGCTGAGAAGCGCGAGCTGACCGATGATGAAGCCGCGGAACTGGCTGAAATCCGTGATGATGTGCGCAAAATCAAGGCCGCGTTGAAGATCAACGACGAGTTGGGTGCTGCTGATAAGCAGCCGAAGGAGGAGGCGAAGCCGATGGGCGACAACGGTGGTAAGCCGCAGGATACCGAAGCACGAGAACTGCGTGCCTTCGAAGCGTATCTGCGTGGCGATAAGGTGATGCAGGAGCGTGCCGGTGAGCTGACGCTTACCGATAATGGCGCGGTGATTCCCACTTCCATCGCCAACAACATCATCAAGAAGGTCTATGACGTGTCCCCGGTGCTGGCGAAGGCGCAGCGCTACAACACCAAGGGCAAGCTCCAGCTGCCGTACTACGACACTTCCACTTCTTCCATCAAGGTCGCCTATCAGACCGAATTCAGCCCGATTGCATCCAGCAATGGCAAGTTTAAGAACATCGAGCTTGGTGGCTTCCTCGCTGGCGCTCTCTCCAAGATCAGCAATTCGCTGATTAACAACGCTCAGTTTGATATCGTGTCCTTCGTCACCACTCAGATGGGCGAGGATATCGCACGATTCATTGAGGGTGAGCTGTTGAACGGTACGGTGTCCAAGGTCACTGGCCTGTCCACTCTTGACAATAAGATCACTGCAGCTGCGGCGACTGCGATCACTGCCGACGAAGTGGTGCGCCTGAAGGATTCCGTCAAGGACGTGTACCAGCAGAACGCCATCTTCATCATGTCCCCGGCTACCCGCACTGCTCTCCGCTTGCTGAAGGGCAATGATGGTCACTACCTGCTTCAGGATGATATCACTGCCCCGTTCGGGTCTACACTGCTTGGCAAGCCTGTCTACGTGTCCGATAACATGGCCGACATGGCTGGCGATAAGACCGCCATCTACTACGGCGACATGACTGGTCTTGCCGTCAAATTCTCCGAGGATATCAGCACTCAGATTCTGCGCGAAAAGTACGCTGACGAGCACGCTACCGGTATCGTGGCATGGTTCGAGTTCGACAGCAAGGTGCAGGACGCGCAGAAGCTGGCTAAGCTGGTGATGGCTAGTGCTTAAGGCTCTCACGTCCTTTAGCGGCATCGTCAGCATGTGCGAGGGTGAGACCCGCGAGATTGATGATGCCGCTATCGTAGCCGACTTGTTGCGTGCCGGTTACGTGGAGGAAGTCAAGCCTCAGAAGGGCAGGACTAAGAAAACCGCAACGAACGCTGAAGAATAGTCTGAATGGTGGTGGCAACGATGGACATTAGCAAAGTCTCGGATATTACGGTGCAGGCGCTCGCGGATTATCTGCGTATCGCTGACCCGTCCGACGATGATAGGACTCTGCTTGCCGCCATCATCAAGGCTGTTCCTGCTTATATGGGCAAGTACACTGGGCTTGGCGCGGCTGACTTGGACAAGTCTCCGGACTTCGTCATTGCCGCGCTCTGCTTGGCTCAGGACATGTACGATAACCGCAGTATTTATGCGGACACGAATAAGCCGAATCTTACCGTGCAGTCGATTCTTGACATGCACAGTGTTAATCTTCTCCCGTCTGACGGTGATCAATGATGATGAACGCTGGACGTTTTGACCATCGGATCAGGATAGTCAAGGCTGTGAAAACCTATGACAAGGATGGGCTCCAGATTGGCAGCCGTGTGACTGTCTTGGAATCTTACGCGAGCGTTAAGACCACTAAGGGCTGGACGCTTATCGCCAATAATTCGGATTTTGAAGCGGCTACGACCAACTTCACGATTCGGTATCCCGGCAAGGTCATTATCGACAGGGATATGCTTATTGAGTACGCTGGGAAGACGTACACGATTGAGTACTTGAACAACGTGGACGAAGCTAATACCACGCTTGAGATACAAGCAAGGCTGGTGAAGCACTGATGGCTAGATTCGATGCGGAAATGCCCACCGAGCTACTTAAACTGTTCGACGAATTGGGTGCCGATGCGCATAAGATGCTTGGCGAGATGACGCAAGCTGGCGCGGAAGTGGTGCTCGCAAACGTTAAGGCGAATGTGCCTGCTAGCTTCCGTGGCTCTGATATCATGAATTGCCTGCGGATAACGCGAGTATACCGAACGCCTAGCGATGATGGTGTGAATACCAAGGTCGCTTTCTATGGATATTTCACGAATGAGAAAGGTGAGACGGTTCCAGCTCCATTGGTGTGCAATGTCATGGAATATGGACGTAGCACTAGCAAGTTCAAGAAGCACCCGTTCATGCGTAAGAGCTTCCGGAAGAGTGAGATTGAAGCGGCGATGCAGAAGGTGCAGGATAAGTATATCCCGAAGGGGTGAGTGGTGTGAATGAGACTATTCTTGATCTTTTCAAGGACTTTGAAGTAGGCGGTAAGAGTATCCCTGTGGCTTTCGCCTATTATGATGGGCATGGTGAGCCTTATGTGACGTTTATGCGTGAGGATGATTCCGGCTCATACAGTGCGGACGATAGAATTCAAGCGTGGGTCACATATTATGACTTCGACGTTTACACGAAGTCGGATTATATCGCGATATGCGACGCGGTACGCGATAAACTTGAAGAAGCGGGGTGGACGTGGCAACCGTCACGGAGTAGCCCGGATCAGTACGAGACGGAGACGGGCTACTATCACACGACGCTGAGTTTTGCTATGGAAAGGAGCTATTGAAATGGCGCAGATTGGACTTACGAATCTTTGGTATGGTCTGCTGACGGAAGCCGAGGACGGTACACCCTCTTATGCTGGTGCTAAGTCTTTCGGCAAGGCCGTCTCGGCTAAGGTGGACGTGTCCACTAATGACGCGACATTGTACGCTGACGATGTCCTTGTGGAATCCGATAAGAGTTTCCAGAATGCGAAGGTGACATTGGGTGTCGCCGACGATGATATGACTATCTTCGCGGAGATTCTTGGTCATAAGGTGGCTGAGAGTGGCGGGGAGATGGTGCGTTCCGCTGATGATGCCGCGCCTTGGGTTGGTCTTGGCCGTGTCGTGACCAAGATGGTCAACGGCAAGTACGTGTATAAGGGCGAGTTCCTTTATAAGGTGAGGTTTGCGGAGCCGTCTCAGGAGGACAATACCAAGGGCGAATCCGTGGACTTTTCCACGCCTGAGATCGAGGGTACTGCCGCGACGTTGGCTAATGGCCAGTGGTCGGCTGCGCAGGTATTCGACACGAAGACTGCGGCCGTCACGTGGGTCAAGGGTAAGCTGACGGCTTCCAAAGGCAAATAAGGCTGACCTTTTCGTGAGATAATAGGGCATGGCATGATAAGTGTCATGCCCTTACTTTTAGGAGGAACTTATGACTAAGAAAACGAATGATGCGATTGTCTACAAGGGGCAGGAATATCACCTTGCTTTCAATCTGAATGTGATGCAGGCGATTCAGGAAGAGTACGGTTCGTTGGACGAGTGGGGCAAGCAGACGGAGGGCGAGAACGGCGAGCCGAATGCAAAGGCTGTCATTTTCGGGTTCGCGGCAATGCTCAATGAAGGCATTGACATCGATAATGAGGACACCGGCGCGGATATCAAGCCGTTGTCGTTGAAGCAGGTCGGGCGATTGATCGGCGCTGTCGGTATGGACGCTATCACTGCGCAGATGCAGGATATTGTGGTCGCGTCCACTGAGGACGGCTCAAAAAACGAGTAATCCACGACGATGACGTTTATTTTGACGTTGACCCGGCAATTAATTTCGCGTGGATACTTTTTATTGGTCGGGCGCGGTTGGGCTTATCGTCTGACCGTGAGGTTATGCGCTTGACGCTAAAGGACTTCATGGCACGGTACAGCGCTTATCAGCAGGTTTTCGACACGGAGAACATGTTGAGGGCCAACAATACTACGTATGAAGCTGTGAAACGCAAGCAAGAGCAAGAAGAAGAATGGTTCTAGGGGGTGCTAATAAGTGTCTGGATATACCGTATATTGCCATACGAACAAACACAACGGTAAGAAATATGTCGGTGTGACAAAGCAAAGCCCCTATGACAGGTGGCAAAACGGGAAACACTACAAGCGGCATAGTCGCTTCTGGGCTGACATTGAACGCTATGGGTGGGAGGACTTCACCCACGAAATCCTCTTCACTGGATTATCAAAGGAAGAAGCATCATATCAAGAAAAAAGATTGATTGATAAATGGGATTTGACTAATCCTGAAGTCGGATACAATGCTCTCCAAGGTGGAAAAATTGTCGAGACAAGTGAATCGGCAAGAGTGAAGCTTTCTGAGCATAATTCAGGCAATCGCAATCCATTCTTTGGGAAACACCATAGTGCCGAGACAAAGCATCTCATGGAATCTAGGAAGCCGAAGAAAAAAGTAGTCTGCATTGAGACTGGGGACGTGTTCTCAAGCACTAGAAATGCTGAACGAGCTACAGGTATTGGTCATTCTGAGATAATCAAGTGTTGCAAGGGCAAAAGCCACACGGCAGGTGGATACCATTGGAAGTACGAAAGTGAGGTGTCGCGATGAGTGGTTTCGGCGGCGCGATTAAGTTACAAGGTGAGAGCGCCTATCGTCAGGCGCTTGCACGTATCTCGCAGAATCTGCGTGAAGTCGGATCTGAAATGAAAGTCGTCAGCTCCCAGTATGCAAAGAGCGACACGTCTCAGGCGGCGCTCACTGCGAGGACTGAAGCGCTGAATAACAAGATGACTGCGCAGAAGGAAAAACTGAGCGTCCTTAATGCACAGTATCGCGCCATGAGCGCACAGTACACGGCGAACAACACGAAGCATAAGGAGCTTGTCGCGTCGTATGATGCTGAGAAGCAGAAGCTGGCGCAGATCGAGGCGACGCTTGGCAAAACGTCACCGGAGTATCAGGCTCAGGCGAAAGTCGTGGCGAATCTAGCGCGTGATGTGGATAAGTCTTCGGCTGCTGTCAATGCCAATGAGATCGCCATGAGCAAGATGCGCACGCAGATGAATAATGCTCAGGCGGATATCAACAAGACTGACGCTGAGATTAAGAGCTTGTCGCCTGATATGGATAAGGCTGGCAAGTCTGCTAGTGAGCTTGGCGAGGAAGCCGCGAAGAGTGGGAGGCAGGCGCAGGAAGCTAGCGGCGGGTATACCGTCTTCAAGAATGTGCTGGCTAATCTTGCGTCCAGTGCCATTGGTGCGGCTGTCAATGGCCTTAAGAATCTTGGTGCCGCTGTGCTTAATGTCGGCAAGCAGGCTATCGAAGCCTACTCTGAGAATGAGCAGCTTGTGGGCGGCGTACAGACGCTTTTCAAAGATTCCGCTGGCATCGTGCAGGATTACGCTAATAATGCGTATAAGGCGGCTGGCATGTCTGCGAACGAATACATGAACACCGTTACCAGTTTCAGCGCGTCGCTTATCCAGTCGCTTGGTGGTGACACGAAGGCGGCGGCTGAACTGGGCAATACAGCCGTGCAGGACATGAGCGATAACGCGAACAAAATGGGCACTGATATCGACTCTATCCAGCAGACATACCAGAGCTTGGCTCGTGGGAATTATGCCATGCTCGATAATTTGAAGCTCGGCTATGGTGGCACGAAGGCCGAGATGGAACGCCTTATGTCGGACGCTGAGAAGCTGACTGGTGAACACTACACGATAGGTGACTTTGGCGATACGGTGAAGGCCATTCATGCCGTGCAGACTCAAATGGGTATCACGGGCACGACGGCTAAGGAAGCGTCCACGACCATTGAAGGCTCGATGAACGCCATGAAGGCTAGCTGGCAGAATCTCCTTGCTGGCATGTCCGATAGTGGCGCGAATATGGACGGGCTGATCGCCAATCTTGTTGATTCAGTCAACACTTTCGCTGGGAATATCATGCCGCGTATCGCGCCTTTGATTAACGGCATGGTTACTGCGGCTGTCCAGCTGCTTCCGCAAGCGGTGAACATGCTTACGTCACAGCTGCTGCCGCTTATCACGGCTCAAATACCAAGTATTGTGAGTGGCTTGTCGCAGGTGGTGCAGGCGATTGTCGCAGCATTGCCGCAGATTATGAGTGCGCTGACTGCCGCCTTGCCGCAGATCGTGCAAGCCCTGCTCACGCTTCTACCACAGCTGATTGATGCGGGTATGCAGATGCTGACCAGCCTGATTCAGGGCATCACCGAAGCACTGCCAACATTAATCGCGATGCTGCCGACGATTGTGCAACAAGTGGCATCAGTGGTGCTGACTAATCTTCCGTTGATTATTCAAGCGGGCGTGCAGCTGCTGCTCGCGCTGGTCAATGGCATTGTCGAAGCCTTGCCGCAGCTTATCCAGATGCTGCCCGGTATCGTCATGCAGATCACCGACGTGCTGCTAAATAATCTGCCTTTGATTATCACTGCCGGTATCCAGATCCTGATTGCACTGATTCAAGGTATTACTCAGGCTATCCCGCAATTGGTCGCCATGCTCCCGCAGATCGTGGTGAAGATTGTGAGGACGCTCAGCGCGCATTTGCCTGAGATTCTTAGTACGGGCTTGCAGATGATGGTGCAGCTTGCGGCGGGTATCGTGAGGGGTATCGGCAATGCTGTGAGTGGCGCGAGAAATGTCGTGAGTGCGATTGTCGGGGCGCTCAGGCAGGCTCCGGGTATGGTGCTTGATGTCGGCGCGAATATCGTCAGGGGCGTGTGGGAAGGCATCAGCAATTCGATTGGCTGGCTTCGTGACAAGGTCAGCGGTTGGGTTCACGGGATTATGCAGGATATCAAGGGTTTCTTCGGTATTCACTCGCCTTCGCGGTTGATGCGTGATGAAGTCGGAAAGTATTTGGCTGAGGGTATTGGTGTCGGCTTCGAGGACGAGATGGGCAATGTGTCGAAGCAGATGATTGATGCAATGCCTAGCTCTGATGCTTTCGCACAGACGTATGATCTTGGTGGCGTGTCGGCGGCACAGCAAGCGTCCAACGGCTACGGCTCACAGTCTAACCTGATTAATGCTTTGGTTGAAGCCTTGCAGGATGTGCGCGTGGTGTTGGATGACGAGGTGGCTGGGCGTTTCGTCAAGAAGACGGTTGCAACCGCCATCTACGGATAAGGAGGATTGAAGTATGGAAGGTTTTGCGTATACCCGTCCTTGGGTGCTTATCAATGACAAGCCGTCATATGGCGTGACTGGCCTTATTGTGACTTCGCTTCCGCCGATCACGAAGCCTAAGATGCGTTATAACGCGGAGGAAATCGACGGCAGGGACGGTGATATCATCACCACGCTTGGATATCAGGCTTACGACAAAACGCTAAGCATCGGTCTGCATGGCGGATTCGACATTGACAAGGTGGTGGAATTCTTCGCCACTAGTGGCACGATCACATTCAGCAATGAGCCTGATAAAGCGTACCGATTCCAGCAGCTTGAAAACATTGATTTCGAGCGATTAGTGCGGTATCGGACGGCTGACGTGAAGCTCCACGTCCAGCCGTATAAGACTGGCAGGCTCCAGCGGCCGAAAGTCTTTACGAATGCGGACGCTCAGGCGGTGGTGACGAATGCGGGGAATGTGTCGGCGGCACCGAAAATCACCATCAAGGCTAGCGGTAATATCGGCTTGTATCTTGATGGCTCGCAGGTCTTGCAGGTCGCCAACACGGGCGATTACACGCTTGTGATCGATGTTGCCAATCTTGAAGCGTCCACGCCGGAAGGCGCGTTAATGAACCGGCATATTACCGGAGACTATCAGAGGCTGACGCTTTCGCCGGGCAAACATTCGATAAAATGGAGTGGGACGGTTAGTAGTCTCACCATCGAAGATTATTCACGATGGATCTAGGAGGATTGATTATGGCTGTAATTACCCAAAATTACGATATCGATTTGAAGGCTACCGGCGAGTATCCGGTAGTTAAAATGTCTCAGTTCGATACTGGCTCACGCACTATCGTGTTCACGGTCTATGATGGGCGCGAATTGGCACAGATTGACGGCATGGTGGCTCGTGTCGATGGTACTCGGGCTGATGGCGTGGAGTTCTCCCGCACTTGCACTGTGGGTACCGGCGGCAAGGTGAGCTTCACGATCAATCAGGAGATGACCAAGGTCTCGGGCAAGCACGCGGCGGAATTGGTGATTTTCGATGCGGACGGTAATCCTATCGGCACGCAGAATTTCCTCATCGAGGTTGAAGCGGCCAGTATGCGTCGTGATTCGGCGGCAAGCGCTGATGACAGGACGCTCTATGATCAATACACCGATAGCGTGTCGAAGAGGGTTGATGACAAAATAGCGAGCGTGTCGAAGGCGGTTGCTGACAAAACCGCGCAGATGGACACGAAGTATGCTGATTTCACAAAGTCCATGTCTTCCAAGGCTGACACGATGAACCGGACTGCCAAGGATATCAGAGGGCTTGTCGTAGACGCTAACACCACTGAAGTCTTAAACGTGGCATTGGACGTGAGCAAGCTCGTCTCGTCTCTTTCGGGGCGTCTTTACTGCCGTGCCACGTATGATCCGGTCACGGCTCTTGTGACCTGCCGCGTAAGCTGCGATTCGGCTTTGATCCAGAAAGCTGGGCATGGATCGTATAATCTTATTCTTGGCGCTATCGCTGACAAGTATCTGCCGAAGGCCGAGCTTTTCGATTTCATCGACAGTGCAGGGACTCACATTTACCGATTCTGCAATGATTCGATGAATAATGCGGACGTGTCGGCTGGTATCAGTCTAGAGGCTGTCGGAGGCCATCCTGCCGGTGCTGTGTCTTTTTCGATGGCTTATTACACGACGCCCCAGCAGGATGTTGGGTATCACCCTGATTTTACCGTTTCGTGGTATGCACGCGGCGGCAAGTATCTTGATGTCACACCAATCGGTACTGGCGGGAATACGGTGTCGATTGGCAAGGTCACGACGGGTGCGCCGGGTACGCAGGCTAGTGTGGTGAATTCGAGTACTGCTAAGGATGTCGTGCTTGACTTCACTATCCCGAAGGGGGACAAGGGAGAAAATGGTGTCAAGGTCGGCGCAGGCTTGTCAATCGACCCTAATGGCCTCGTTCAGGTACGCACAACCGGCCCTATCAAGGGCGGTACCGCGAATATTCCAATCGGTATTGGCGGTGCATCGGGTCTGCTGTGCTTGGCAATCGACGCTACGTCATTCACAAAGCAAACCATTGATAGCTCATCGAGCTACATGCTCATGCTTAAACCGGCATCCACATCCACTGTGGGTGGTGTCAAGATTGGCGCTGGAATCAACGTGTCGGCTGACGGCACCATCGACGTGCAAGCACTGTTGAATAGGATTAATGCGCTTGAGACCAAGGTCGAGGCGCTCGAGGCAAAGTGACCACAATCTATAGGTAGTGCTAGAATTGTATAAGTACCGGCTAGGGTAGCTCCCGAAAAAGCGTTAATTCCCACGCTAAGCCGGTACTTACACACTATCGGGAATCAGTCACTTGGGAAGGTGATTAACATGAGTAATGAAGTATGGCGTGACGTGCAAGGCTATGAAGGCTTGTATCAAGTCAGCAACATGGGCAACGTCAAGAGTTGCAAAAGAACAGTCAAACACCTAAATAAATACGGCTTTATCGAAGAACAGCACCGTAGTGAACGCACGCTGAAGCAGTATCCTAATGGCATCAAAGGATACATGCAAGTCGTACTATGCAAAGACGGTAAGACTAGGACGTTTCGAGTCCATAGACTGGTAGCAACAGCGTTCTGTGACAACCCGAATAAATACGATGTAGTAGACCACATAGACGGGAATAAGCTCAACAACAACGCTTCAAATCTCAGGTGGTGTACTCGTTCGCAGAACACTGTATATGCTATCGAGCTTGGTCTTATCAACGTGGTCGAATCAGTGAAGGACATGTATACAGATAAAGCCCGGAAACATTGGAGTGACGCTTGCTGCGTGAAAGTGATCAGAGACGATGGGGTTATATACCGCTCAATGAGCGAAGCAGCTAGGCAAAACGGGCGGTCTTTGCACACAATCCAAGCTAACATTAAAGGCGAAACACATCTGTGCAATGGGCATAGGTTCAGAATATACAAGGAGGAATAATCATGGCGCTTCAAGGAATCGACGTGAGTTCTTGGCAAGCTGGAATCGATGTAAGCAAAGTGCCTTGCGACTTTGTGATTGAAAAAGTCTCGCAAGGCGTGACCTACGTGAATCCTGATTGTGACCGCGTAATCCAGCAGTGCATTAAGCTGGGTAAGTGTTGGGGCACGTATCATTACGTGGACGGCTCCGGCGCTGTAGCGGAAGCCGATTACTACGTGGACAATATCAAGGGTTATCTTGGCAAGGGTATCCTGTGCATCGACTGGGAGGGCGGTTCCAATAGGGCGTGGGGTAACTACGCCTACCTTGAGACGCTTGTGTCTCGCGTGATCGAGCGTACCGGCATCAAGCCGTTGATTTATGTGCAGGCTTCCGCGTATGCTCCGACTGCTGCGGTTGCCAAGCGTCATGATTGCGGCCTGTGGATCGCCCAATATGCCGACATGAACGCCACGGGGTATCAGGCTACCCCTTGGAATGAGGGTGCGTATAGCTGTGCGATTCGGCAGTATTCAAGCGCTGGGCGACTCCCCGGCTGGGGCGGCAATCTCGACCTTAACAAGTTCTACGGCGACGCTACCGCTTGGCAGAAGTACGCTGGCGCTTCCGGCACTCCCGCTCCGGCTCCGGCTCCGGTTGACCCGCTCGCTGGCAAGAGTGATGCTCAGCTTGCCGACGAGGTTATCGCCGGTAAATTCGGTGATGGTGATAATCGCAAGCGTGCGCTCGGCAATCACTATGCCGCTGTGCAAGCTATCGTGAATCAGAAGCTCGGCGCTTCCGGCACACCTGCCGCTCAGACGTACACTGTCAAGAGCGGGGACACTCTCTCAGGTATCGCGGCGAAGTATGGGACTACGTGGCAGGCTCTCCAGCAGATCAACGGTATCGCTGACGCTAACAAAATCTATCCGGGGCAGGTGTTGAGGGTTACTGGCTCTGCTGCGGCTCCAGCTGCCAAGACGTACACTGTACGCTCTGGAGATACTCTCAGCGGCATCGCGGCCAAGTATGGCACGACTTGGCAACACCTCCAGCAGATTAACGGCATCAAGAATGCGAACTTGATTTTTGCAGGTCAGGTGTTGCGGATTGACTGATCGAGTGTGATAGTGGCGCGGGTATCCTAGTTGGCTACTCGCGCCACTTGTCAATACAAGTCGGGGCTTTCCCGACATGCACACTGTATCATGCGCCCCTGCCGACCACATATCATTGAACACAGGAGGTGCAATAATGCTCAGAATCTTCAGCCCAACAGACAAGACTTATACCACTAACGGGGATAAGGTTATCCAGCCGTTAAAAGCGACAGTAAGGAAGGAAGACAACGACGCTTATTATTTGGATTTGACGTGCGGCACGGAATACTTGCCGTGGATCAAATCAGGCAACATCATCGTAGCGGATACGCCACAGGGTGCCCAGCCTTTCCGTATACTTAATCCCGAGATTACACATACTAAGATCACGTGCAAATGCAACCATATTTTCTATGATTCGGCCAATTATTTGATTGCAGATTCATACGTGGTTGATTCGACGTGCAATCAGGCGCTTGATCATCTCAATACCGCTACGGAGCCAAAATCACCATTCAAAACAATTTCGGACATTAACACGATTAGCTCGTTCCGTTGCGTCAGAAAGTCGCTCTACGAAGCCATTACTACCGTCTTGGAGCGGTGGGGCGGGCACTTGGTACGCGACGGTTGGACTATCGGCATCCGGCAGTCTATCGGCGCGGATAATGGCGTTGTGGTGAGGTACGGCAAGAATCTCAAGAGCATCGAAGCGTCGTATGACTGGAGTGATGTTTGCACGAAGATCCTCCCGGAAGGCGCTAATGGGCTGCTGCTGAACGCTTTGGATGGCAAGCAGTCGATCTATATGGAATCATCGACGCAGTACGATATCCCCTATTGCAAGACGGTGCAATTTTCGCAGTCTGATATCAAGCAGGAAGACTATAAGACACCAGACGGCAAACACAACGACGAGACGGCATACAAGCGTGCGTGCCTTGCCGATCTACGCCAACAGGCGCAAAAGTATTTGAACGAGAATTGCGTGCCAAAAGTCAATTACAAGATGTCGGCTAATCTTGAGAAAATCACGGATATTGGCGACACTATCGAAGTGATTGACGAGCGCATGGGCTTGGACATGATGACCAACGTCATATCATTCGAGTTCGATTGTATCCAACAGCGCTACACGTCCATCGAATTTGGCACTTTCAAGCAGACTCTAAGTGGCTTGATGGGCACTGTCCAGCAGACGGCTACCGATGCCGCTCATGCGGTTAATTCCTCGATCGTCACCACGGTCAACGACCGGATCAAAGAGTCGGAGAGCAAGATAACCAATCTGACCGGAGGATCATACGCCATTTACGATGGCGAGCAGATTCTGGTCGTGGATTCACTGCCGAAGGAATCGGCGCATAATGTCCTGCGAATCAATAGCGCGGGTATCGGCTTCAGCAGTAGCGGGATTAGCGGCAGTTTTACGAGCGCTTGGACGATTGACGGCACTCTTAATATGCAGGATATTAATGTCATTAATTTAGTCGCTGACCTTATCAAGGGTGGTACTTTGACGCTTGGCGGTCAGGATAATGGCAATGGTGTGATGCTTGTCAAGTCGGCGGCTGGAGCGCCGCTAGGGCGCATGGATAATGGCGGTCTGACCATGTGGGCTACAGATGGCTCGCATATTGTCGTGAGCGCGGCTAATGGTCTTACCGGATATGATTCCGCCAATCGTATCACGTACACTGCTAGAAATGGCGTTTTCTCCATGCGCAATGGTTACGTCGAAGAGGGGCTTGCTGTCGGTGGCAAACTGAAAATCGTACCAGTCGCTTCAGGCGATAATAACGGCGTGGCATTCGTCGCGCTGAGCTAAGGAGGTAGCATTATGGCGTTATCTGGCACTATCACAGGTGTTTATCGCGGGTATACTCTGCAGGCTAATTGGACAGCCGTGCAGGATATTAGCGGCAATTATTCCGATATTACGATCCGGCATGTGCTCGTAATCGGCTCTGCTTATTCGCTGCACATTTCCAGCCGCTCTAACACTTGTACGGTTGACGGTGCGGCTCAAAATTACACGTCACCGGCAATCAATCAGGAGGGCGGGAGCGTCGCTCTCGGCACGACTACACACCGTGTCAATCACAATGCAGACGGTAGCAAGACATGCACCGTCACTGACGTGTTTAATGTCAATGCGGCGATTGATGGCTCGCAGGTATCCAGCATTACGGCAAACGGCAGCATCACGCTTGACAATATCCCGCGACAGGCGACAATCACCAGCGCCACCGATTTCACGGATACTGGGACGCCATCTCTTGCATACAGCAATGCCGGTGGCTTCACGGCTGACGCATATCTGGAGTTCGCTCCGGTCGGCTCGGGTACTCAGATCATGCGCAAGGGCGCGATCACAGGCAAGAGCGGCACGTATACGTTTGTCCTTACGGATGCCGAGCGTGAGACGCTGAGAGCTGCGTGTACCGGCGCGTCAATGCCGGTGCGGTATGCGTTGCGTACCTTTATCGGCGGCAAAGAGTACTACAGCACGCTTGATCGTACCATGAGCATGAGCGATGCCGCGCCAATTCTTGGCTCAGTCACCTACAAGGACGCTAACGCGGCCACGGTGGCGGTGACTGGTGATAATCAGGTGATTGTCCAGCGTCAATCTGACTTGCAAGTGTCTTTCGGCGCGGCTACCGGGCAGAAGGGCGCGACTATCGCGGAGTATGCCGCGACTTTCGCGGGAGTGACCAAGACGGCATCTAGCGTCGGGACACTCGACTTAGGCAAGGTAGATGTTTCATCGGACATGCCGCTGACATTCAGCGTCACCGATTCGCGTGGCCTTAAAACGTCCACCATGCTCAATGTCAAGGTTGAATCGTGGTGGGAGCCGACATCAACCGTCGCACTGGCGCGAAAGAATAACTTCGAGCCTGAGACGCATATCACGGCTACCGCTTGGTATGCGGCGCTTGATGGCAATAATGATGTGTCGATCAGCGCGAAATATCGCAAGGCTGGGAGCAGTGACGCATGGTCTACCATAACGCTCGCTAATGGTGTGGAATCTACTGTTACGTGCGAGAGGGATTATGCGTATGAGTGGGAAGTCACGACGGCGGATAAGCTCGACAGTACTACACAGTCGCTTACATTGGGGCGTGGTATCCCTACCTTCTTCATTGACACGGCCAAGTCTAGCGTCGGCGTGAATTGCTTCCCCGATTCCAATGGCGTGCTCCAGCTTGGCGAGAATGCTTTTCTCACGGCTCAGGGAGCATACCCGGTCGGCTCGATCTACCTCAGCGTAAATGACACTAATCCGGCTACGCTTTTCGGCGGCACTTGGAAGCGAATATCGCAAGGCCGGTTCCTGTTAGGCGCAGGGTCCAATGCGGCGAACAGCACCGACTACTGGGGTGCGTATCCTGCCGGTAAAGAGAATTTCCCAGCAGGGGAAATGGGCGGCGAAGTGGAGCATACTCTCACCGTGGCCGAGATGCCGTCGCACACTCACCCCGTGAGGCTTGAGTGGAGTAACCCTGAGGGATGGGGGCTCACAGGCATTGGCGCTGGCTCCCATGCCCTCGTGGATCAAGGGAGTGTGACTGGATCGACTGGTGGAGGCAAGCCACACAATAATATGCCACCGTATTTGGTCTGCTACATGTGGCAGCGGGTAAGCTGAACACAAAAAAGGGAACCCGCTGTCTTGCAGGTTCCCCGTTTTATACCATTTATAAGTTTTGTAAGTCTGTTTATCATCGCGTGCCCTATAAATCGGGCACGCGATGATAAACATTTAGATTCTAAGAGTTACGCGCAGGCGGGGGTTCAATCCCGTGCCACGCTCGGTCTTTTCATATTCTATTCGTTCCGCCATGCCTTTCAGCAGGCGGTTGCGGTTTTCACTGTCGAGTGTCCAGTATTCGTCCAATGCCTTCGATAGTACCGGGATTCGTTTCATGTCGTGTTCCGGTTCGGAGTCTTGGAGAGTTTCGAGCCGTGCAAGCAGTTCCGCCTTTTCCGCGTTGACCTTTTGCACCCTTTGCAAATATGTGGATCTATCGTATATTCCCGTTTCGTAGGCTTCGCAGGCGCGTTCGAGCATTTTCTGCCGTCTGTCTATCTCTGCCTCTAGGACTTGCAGCTCGTTGGTGTTGTCATTCGCTTTTGTCTCGTATCCCGCCCACACGTAGGTCAGGCGTTCCAATTCAGCCTGTATGGCGTCCACCGTAAGCCTTTCCACTATGTCAAGTTTCGTGCTCTTTGTCGTGCAGCCGAACGTCTTACATATCAAATATTCCGCTTGTGCGCCGTTGGTGCGCTGCATGGTCTTGCCGCATTGAGCGCATACGACCAGTGAGGCCAACGGGTTGCGGTTTGTGTGTGCGTAGCGTGTGCGTGTTTCCATCGTGCGCAGGCGTGCGGCGCATTGGTCGAACGTGTCTGCGCTGACTATCGGCTCGTGTCTGCCTTGCACGTACTCCATGCCGCTGTTCCGTATATAGGTTTCTTTTATTTCACCGTCGATTATTCGGCGGTTTTTTATTTTCCTCTTGGTTTGCAGTTCCCCGAGGTATGTTCGGTTTCGCAGTATTTCGCCTATTCGTGTGCGCGTGAAGTCGTTGCCCGTGCGTTGCTTGACACCGGACGCTTGGAGTTCGCGCAATATATCGTTGATCTTTGCGCCTTGAGCGTATCGGTCGAATATGAGGCGCACGACGTGCGACTCGTGTGGGTCTGGGCATAGCGTCCACCCTTTTCCATCCTTGCGTTTGCCGTACCCGTATGGTGGCACGCTTCCGATGAAATACCCGTCGCGTTGCGCTTGGAGTCTGCCGCGAAGCAGGCGGCGTTTAATCGTCTTGTATTCGCGGCGTGACATGAACAACCCGAACTCGAAAAATTCCTCGTCGAAGTCATCATCACTGGAAAGGTCGTACACCTTGTTAAGCGTTAGTATTTTCGTGCCGCTGAACTGGAACGTGCGGAGTATTCGCGCCTGATCCTCACCGTTTCCGCGGCTGAGGCGTTCGAGTTCGACGCACAGAACGCCCGTATATAGTCCCATTTCGACGGCTTTCAATAGTCGCTGCATTTGCGGGCGTGCGTCTATGCTTTCTCCCGATACTATTTCGCGGTAGATGTTCGTTTCGTCTATGTGTATGCCCATGCGTGCGGCCATGTCGCGCAGCATCGTTTCGTGTTTGCTTAGTGTGTTCTCTATCCCTGCTTCTTCATCTATGCGGGATTTCCTCAAGTATATTGCGTATGCCATCCATCATCTAGTCCTTTCGTCGGTGTAATAAAAATTGTGCAAATAACTGTATTTCTTCAAGTTCTTCATCAGTGAAAATCCGGTTTGAAAAAGTTATCTCACGTTGCGGCGTGCCATGCACTAATTCCTCGATTGATACCCCGAAATATTCTGATAATTTAAGCAGTGTAGGTAAGCTGATATTCTCGGCTGACCTGTTGAACCATGAATTTACCGCACTTGGCGATATTCCGCAGTCGCTCGCCATTTTTCGACGGGATACCCCTTTTGCGCTCATTAGTGCGCGCAAATTGTCAACAAATGCCATGTCGATTCACCTCCCTTCTTGTCGAAACGTCGTCGTTTCGTGTCTCCCGCTTCTTTAATATATCATGTGCGATTTGCATTGTAAACACATTCGTGCGCAAAATTGACGCCAATTTTTGCAAATCTGACTAAATTGTGTTGCAATTTGAAATTTATGGGTGTATAGTGGAGCCATACGAGATGCACACGAATGTGCGCATCGTGAACACATATGAGGAGGTGCAATGGATGTATCGGAATCTGAAAGCTGAGATAGCTCGCACAGGCATGACCACTTGCGAGTGTGCGGAAGCCGCAGGGGTAAGTCTTGGGACTTTCTACCGGCTGCTGAATGGCTCTAGCGAGTGGAGGCTTGACGAAATGCTCAAGCTGTCGCAGACAATCGCCATGAAAAACGGACACGCCGGTCTTGACTATCTCTTCGGGGGTGATTCAGACGGAACGACATAAACCAACGAAGGAACACTTGACAGCACTCTATGACCTTATCAACGAGCTGCTGCCGAACTCAGACGTGTATTACACTGACGAAGAATTGAATGAACTGACCAATAAGGAAGGAACAGAACTATTATGAGTATGAGCATTTATGATATCGATGCGGCTATCATCTCGCTGATCGATACGGAAACCGGGGAAGTGACCGACGAGGAAGCCTTCGATGCGCTCCAGATGGAGCGTGATGTGAAGGTCGAGAACATCGGGCTTCTGCTGAAGAATACAGTTGCCGAAGCCAAGGCAATCAAAGAAGAAGAACAGGCACTCTCAGCTAGACGCAAAACAGCAGAGAACAAAGTAGAACGGCTCAAGAATCTGCTTGCATATGCGTTAAATGGGGAGAAATTCTCAACACCGAAACTCAAGGTATCTTACCGCAAGTCTCGTGTTGTCAATATCGACCCGCAATTTATCGAATGGGCTGAGATCAATGCCGATGACCTTTTGACCTATTCTGAGCCAAAAGTAAATAAGACTGCGGTACGTGACGCGATAGATAGCGGCAGGGATATTAAGTTCGCGACTATCGAGACAAAACAGAATATGCAAGTCAAGTAGGCGATGAAAAAGGAGTAGAAAATGAGTGAGGAATTAAACGCCAAGCTGGTAAAGATCCAGCACGAGCTGAAGGCACCGAAAGACCAACATAACGGCTTCGGCAACTACAATTACCGGAGCTTGGAAAACATCTTGGAATCGGTGAAGCCGTTGCTTGCCGAAGCTGGTCTGTCGATCATCTTGAGCGATGAAATGGTGGAAGTCGGCGGCAAAGTCTACGTGAAGGCTACCGCGACCATTTCAGACGGCAAGGTATCGATCAGTAACACGGCTTATGCGCGGGAGGACGAAAGCAAGAAGGGTATGAGTGACCCGCAGATTACCGGCGCTTGTAGCTCATACGCGAGAAAATATGCTGCCCAAGGGCTTTTTGCTATCGATGATAGTAAAGACCCGGATACGGAATCCTATCAGCGTAGAGGTGGCAAAGAATCGGTTTCAGCACCGATTATGTGCGACTTGTGCCATAAGCCTATCAAGTCGATGGCTAAGCGTGGCGGTGGCGAAATGTCGCCGGAAGCGGTAGCCAAGTGGACTAGGGCAAAGACTGGAATGGCCGTGTGCGGGGATTGTTACCGTGAACGTGAAGCGAAACAACAGAATGGAGGAAAAGAGTAATGGAGGAATCAGTTTTTGAACAATTTATCACGATAAAACAGAAGGAGTATGTGGCACTGCTTGAGGCTAAGGCTGATAATGCGATGCTGAAGGACATGATTAAGGCATCTGCTGTGCTTAGCCTTGACGGTACGCGACTGATTATCGATCAAGGTACGGCAGATACACTGCTCAAATATGTGCTTAAAGACGGCTACAGCGCGACTATCCAAGCGCTGAAGGATGAAAGGAATAAATGATGGCTGATATTAACACTTGCACTTTTACGGGACGTTTGGGGTCTGACGTGGAGTTGAAGCAGACGCAGGGCGGTAAGAGCGTGGCTCGCTTCCGGCTCGCAGTCAACGGGTTCCACAAGGACGAGACATATTGGCTCGATTTTGAAGCTTGGGGGAAGACTGCGGAGACGCTGGCGCGGTATCGTCACAAGGGTGACACTGTTGGCTTGACGGCTCACGCCGTTGTAGATCAGTGGGAGAAGGACGGAGTGAAGCACAGTCGTGTGAAATTCGTCGTTGACCAATTACCGCTTAACGCAGGCAGTTGCAAGCATCAGGGTAATCAGGCTCAGACCACACAGGCTCAAAACACCACCTATGGTGCTGCTGATGACCAGTGGGGCGAACCCGAATTCTGATAGTGGACGGCATTAATGGCGGGGACGGTGACTGCTCAAAGCCGTTCCCCGCCATCTGCCAAATCAAATACATTAATACAAGGAGCATACAAGATGAAGATCACACTCGATAAAGGCGCTCACATGCCGGAGCGTGCCCACGATACTGACGCGGGAATCGACATCAAGGCCATTGGCGAACACGTTATCCCGGCTCATGGATCGCGGGTAATCAAGACTGGCGTGCATGTGCAATTGCCGCACGGCCATGGTGGGCTTTTCGTGAGCAAGAGCGGGCTAAACATCAAGCAGAATATCTGCTCCACTGGGTTGGTTGATGAAGGCTACACAGGCGAGCTGATCGTAAAACTCTATAATCATGGGCGTTCTGCCTACACTGTGCATGATGGTGACAAGATCACGCAGTTGGTGGTGATTCCAGTGGTATACGAACCGCTTGAAGTGGTGGATAGTATCAATGGCGGTGAGAGGGGAGATGGTGGCTTTGGTTCGACCGGGCGGTAGCAAGTTCCACGCTAAAAAGACTACCGTCGATGGGTTCACGTTCGACAGTAAACGAGAGGCGGCGCGATACGGTGAGTTGAAGCTCTTGGAACGGGCTGGGAAAATTCGAGACTTGCAGCGTCAGGTCAGAGTAGAGCTGGTTCCTCCGTTCAATTGCGACGGTAAGCACTTCCGTGGAATATATTATGTCGTGGATTTCACGTATACGGATTCAGAAGGCAGTGAGGTCTGGGAAGATGTTAAAGGCATGAAAACCCCGGTATATTTGCTGAAGCGGAAACTTGTCGCGTACCGGTATCATAAGATCATTAAGGAGACGTGACATGTCGGCGTGGCTATATTGGAGACGTGATATTATAGATATACGCCATGTTGAGTGTTGCCCCACTTACGTGGAGTGATAACTCAACATGCATATCCCATTGATTGTTACCGGGGGCAAACGGTAATAGTCAGTGGGATAATTTTTTACCTAGGAGAATACGAATGAGTGTTTTCAGAGTAAACAAGACAAAAGATTACACAGTCATGAGTAATCATCACTTGCGGGATAAAGCACTGTCTCTCAAGGCTAAGGGCTTGCTGTCGATGATGCTGGCATTGCCTGAAGATTGGGATTATTCCGTGAATGGGCTTGTGGCGATTTGCAGGGAAGATGTGCGTGCGGTCAAGTCTGCGCTCGCTGAGCTTAAAGAGCAAGGCTACCTTGTGGTGACTAAGCTGTATCCGAATGGCGAGCGCAAGCGTATCGAATACGTGTATGACATTTTCGAGAGGCCACAAGAGGCACGCAGTCAAGAGGTACAAAATGTAGCTGTTGAAAATGTACCTCTACAAAATGTAGAGCTACAAAATGTCACACAATTAAATACTAAAGAATCAAATACTAAAGGATTAAATACTGATCATAAGAAAGAAAGAAAGCGTCATAGCTTCGACGCGATTATCAATGCCTACACCTCCAATGCCACCACTAAAGAGCTTTTAGGTGAGTGGCTGCAAAACCGTAAGGCTAAGCGAGCAGCGATGACAGATAACGCGATCAAGCGCAATATCGACAAGCTGGACGAATATGCGCGAGAAAGCCGCATGAGCGTGGACGATTACCTCGCAGAGGTAGTCCGTCGCGGCTGGACTGCCTTCTACCCGATCAAGAGCTATCAGGGCGGGGGTCAGCGAGCGCAGCAAGGCAAAACGCAAGCGGAAATCTGGGGATTCACACCAGAGCAAAAAGCCGAAGACGAAAAACTGACCAACGAAATATTCTCACTGTAAAGGAGCGGATGAAATGGACATGAGTGGAATCGAGGGAATCGTGAAAGCAGCGAGTGCGATCAATGGAATGCAGGAAGGAGATTACAGGGGAGAAGACGGATTGCTCTACTGTGGCAAATGCCACACGGTCAAGCAGCACAGGGAAGAGCATTGGCTTGGTGGTGGCGAACGGCTGCTGCCGATCCAATGCAAGTGTGCTAGAGAAGCGCGTCTGAAGCGTGAGGAAGCACGCCGTGCAGAGGAGCGCAAGTACCGATTGGAGGGTATGAGACGGACGGGCTTCCCCGATGCTGAAATGCTCAAGTGGACTTTCGATGCTGATGATGGAATGAGCGAGAAGACGATGATGGTGGCTCGGAATTATGTCGATAATTTCGAGGCTTTCAAGGCTAAGGGCAAGGGCTTGCTGCTCTTTGGTACTGTCGGCTGCGGCAAGAGCTTTGCGGCAGCGTGCATCGCCAATGAGCTGATTAATCGTGGTGTGCCGTGCATGATGACCAATTTCAGCAGGATCGTTAATCAGCTGTCTGAGAGCTTTGAGGGGCGTCAACGGTATATCGACCGGCTTAATTGCTTCAAGCTGCTGGTGATCGATGATCTGGCGGCTGAGAGGGATACGGATTACATGTGGGAGCAGGTCATGAATGTGGTAGACAGCCGGTATCGCGCCGGGCTGCCGCTTATCGTGACTACGAATCTGACTGCTCAGGAGCTTTCCAGCCCTTCGGATGTGCGTAAGGCGCGAGTGTATAGTCGCCTGCTGGAGATGTGCTTGCCCTTCCACGTCGAGGGGGCTGACAGGCGCAGGGTGAAGGCGCATGATGATGTGGCCGAGCTTCGCGGCCTGTTGGGCTTGTGACGGAGCGTGACTTGGCTCAGGCTCGACTGCTTAAGACGGAAGCGGAGCGGCTGCGCTCGCTATTGGCTGTGGAGCTTGAGCCGTCCTGCCGCCGACTGCTCGCTGAGCACTTGGAGCAGGTGGAGCAGAGACGATTCGACTTGATGGCGTGGATAATTTCGATACCTGATGATCGCGTGCGGTTAATCTGCATCATGCGGTTCTTGGAGGGTAAGAGCTGGGAGATGATAGCAAGGCACCTGCATTATGAGCGTACGTCTCCGGCGAAGATCCTGCGCAGGTGGCTCAAGCGTGTATAATCGGTATTTACAAAGCAGAACGCCTCTCCAAGGATGCGCACCACCCTCTGCTAGCGGTAGCATCACCCGTGCCGGGGCACCGGCGAAAATGCAATTGGCGGCATGTTCTAGGCGTGCCGCCTTTTTTCATGCCTTCGGCGTGTCAAAACGTTGATAGGTGTATAGTGATAATTACAAAACAAGGGAACACCAACCAACCAAACGAAAGGACAAAGAAAATGACCAGCATCGAATTCACCAAGACCAGCACCTACGCCGATCTCTACCACTACTGGATGAGCGAGGACTATACGCTCGAAGCCAAAGAGGAAGGTGGCAGCTGGGAGAGCATCGACCGTGATCAGGCCGTCGATGACGAAGGCAACGCCTACTACACGTCCTACGCCTTCACCACAGCCGACGAAGCCTACCGTGACCCCGCCAAGACCTTCAGCGCCGAGCAGGTCGAACAGTTCGCCCAGACTTGGTGACAACCATAGCGGCGGGGGCAACCGCGCAACCCTCCATATACTCCAACCGAAAGGAACCATCATGATGCTCACACCCAAGGAAGTCAGAGCAGCAAAGATCACAACACACCGATTCCGCGAAGGCTACGACACCGACGAAGTGGACGACCTGCTCGACGCTTGCGCAGACACCATCGAAACCCTCGCCAAAGTACTGGAATCTATCGTAAAAGCAAAAGGAGAAAACAAATGAGAAAGACGGATACCCAGAAAAAATTGAATAATCTTGCCAGCTACATGCAGGTTTTCGGCGATGAGCCAATCCGTTCTTTTACCGGCGAGATCGTTGGAGCGTCATTCTACGATGATGAAAAAGGCGAAATACGACCAACGCCACGCTTGTATATCGACATGGACGCATACGATATCCCAGTTGGTTATCATCGCGTCTATGTCATCGAAGTCAACACCAAGAAAGGAGAAAACAAATGAACCCGACACTCAATCCGCCAGCACCGCCGACACTCCACGAGGCCGGATGTCTGCTGCTCGCATCAAGCGGCTTCTACGTGCGCCTCCATGAGGACGGCAGCGCCAGTCTCGTTGACGGCATCCAAGACGTCACCCTCGCGGACTTCACGCCAGCGGAAATCGAAGGCATCGCATACGCGCTCAACGAAATGACAGGAAACACAAGATGAAAAGGACTGGAGGCAACCAAATGACCGACCACGACTACTGGCTCGAAGACCAGCGGGAGAAGACGCGAAAACCGAACTACACGCTCCGCCGCATCAAATTCGCCCTCGCGGTGGTCGCCCTCATCGTCACATCCACACTCATGCTCACATGGCATGGCGGCAGCACCACCGCCGCGCTCATGGTGGAAGGCGTGTACATCGCCACCGCATTGTGGCTGATCGTGAGGTTCGCTCCACGCGACTAAGACTTCCCACCCCCCATTAAAGGAGAAACCATGAAAGCGAATTTCAGAGGCGTGACCACAGCACACACACAGACAGGAACCCGAAGCCACTGGAAACGACGCGACGAAGCACGAAAACGCGAAATCGCCCGCTCGAAGGACGATAAGCGCATGTCCAGCCTGATCATGAGCGAGATGGCGAGTGAAATCGCAGAACTTCGGAAACCGAAGCCAATGATCGTCAAGCTTGATCCGGAGGAAGCGCGGCTTTTCCTCTCGGAAGGCTGCATTGTCTGGGCGAAGGTAGACGGAAAGCGCGAACGATGCTGGCTGACCAAAGCAAAGGAAATGTACATCGGCAATATCCCGGCGCGACTGGCTAGGGGAGCCGAGTATGAGACCGAAATCTATTTCGCGAAGGAATAAAATGGCAAGGAAGCATGAGATACGTGAAACGACGCACGATACGAAGTCGAGGACATACCGGCTTACCGTGCATTATCTCGACCTTGGATGTCCGGCTGAGACTGTCGCTGAGATCGTCGGCATGAGTGTGGAGTATGTGCGTGGTGTCGAAGAGTATGAATCAAGGTGTCGTGTTTGACGATTCTTCGGCATGTCGCCTTAATATAGGTGTACAGTCAGAGTTACAAACAAGGAAACACACGAGAAAGGAACCAGAAATGAACGACGACATCAACTACGACACAGCCTACGAATGGCTTGAGAACCACTACGCTGGCGTGCCCGGCATCTGGGAGCAATTCGACCAAAACACGGCCTGTGAATCCCTAGCCGACACCGCCGTTGACCTCAACCTCACCAGCTACGATGACATCCCAGTGCTTGACCTGATGTGCATCATGGCAGACAGCAGAATGTGAAATGATCGAGCAGGATATCGACCTTGTGGGGCTTGCCGAAGCGATCGAAGCCTAGGCAATCCCCACGTCGGCTCAGCATGGGGCAAAGCCATAGCCGAAGACTATGGGCTGCCTATGACCACGCCACGACAAGAAGAAATCATCAAATGGTGGTACACGCAGAAAGGAAAGAATGATGGCGACTAACGTCACCGAAAAGGACAAGACCCTGCAAGAAGTCATCGACTGGTGCGAACAGCTAGAAGTGGAAGGACTGAGATTAGCGGACGCTCTTCTGATGCAGCATGAAATAGACGCATACGGTGTCGTGAAGGGACAAATCAACGCATACAAAAAGACAGCCGACCACTGCCGTTCCATGCTCGGACACAGCGGCTCCATGCCGTCCGATGTGCCGAATCAAAGCGAGGACACGAAGGAATAATCATGTGGTTCAAACGCAAACACAACGAATACGGATGTCCCATGTGCGGCAGGCTACCCAAAATCATTAAGGGCGTTACACGGGCCGGTGTTTACCTCCAATCGATATACCGTCTACAATGCCCCCGAAAACACATCTCTACATGCTGGTACAGCTACCCTGATGACGCAAGCAGAAAGTGGAAACAACTAGTAGACGAATACAAGAGGGAGGACACGAAATGATCGGTGTGTTAGAACTCCTCCCGCATGACATGTGTCTGCGCGTGGAACTTGATGACGGTGAAACATATTACCTGAAAAGCGGGTGGAAAGAACGCTGTGACGGGATCTATGGGCTTGCTTACGGACACGCGTCTAGCGGATGCGAGTATTACGCAGGAGGCCTTACGTGGTTTGAAAATCCGGGTCGCATCGCGATCATGAATAGCCATGTGAGGCTGGCAACCCCATTTGAAGATGAAACCACCAAGCAAAGCGAGGACACGAAATGAGCGCCAAGGAAATCCGATTTACCGGCACGCCGGAGGAAATCAGCAAGGCATGGCACGCACAGCGTGATAAGGGCGTCGGCGGGTCAGACGTGGGCGTAATCATTGGAGTCAATCACTGGAAGACCATCAGCCAATTATGGCGTGAGAAGACCGGGCGCGTCAAGCCTGAAGACATCAGTCACAAGCCGGCTGTAATCCTCGGCAATTGCGTGGAGTCTGCACTACGCAAAGAGTACGCCTATCGGCACCCTGACGTGAAGGTGGAGGAACCACAATACATGCTTCAGGATGATAGACACCCGTGGCGGCAAGCCTCACTAGACGGAGTGCTGACCTACGAGGACGGCAGGAAGGAAGTGCTGGAAATAAAGACGGTAGGCTTACCTAGCGCCAAATGCTGGGAGCCGGATACAGTGCCGATATCATACGTCTGCCAAGTCATGCACTACATGGCGGTGAGCGGATGCCGGCAAGCGCAACTAATCGCCATGATCGGCAATAGCCGGATTATCGAACGCTCCGTCGAACGTGACGAACTGCTGATCGAGATGATCGAGGACGCTGTGGACGAATTCTGGAATCACGTCAAAGCGGACACGCCACCAGTGCGGCATAACCCCACTGCAGAATTCAAAGAACGAGTCAACCGCGTATGCTATGACCCGGACAACATTCCGCTATTCTAGGGAGGAACCATGAAAAAGGTGCTATCCGAAATGATCATTAAATGGCATGAGCGAGGCTACAGTGTGGACGAGATCGCGCCACTGGTGCCACAAGTCCCACGCATGGAAATCGAAATGCTCATCAGACAATACGAAAAGGACAGCAATGCTTGAGACAATGATCGCAGTTTGCCTGATCGCCTTGACGATCCTGATCAGCTACTTAGGGAGGTAAAAATGGGCACCAGACGCACCAAAGCAGCGAACGCCTACCACAAAAGAGCTTCAAAACAGTACCATCTCGAACTTCACAAGGAAAACGACGCTGACATCATCCGCAAACTCGAAACAGTGGACAACAAGCAAGGCTTCATCAAGGCGCTGATTCGAGACGATATCAAGCGGGGGAACCAATGAGAAAGCTAGACCAGCCAAGTAGCGAAACATGCGAAATCGTAGATCAACGAGACGGCAGAAGCTGCGTAAGATGCGGAAAATCGCTTTACACCGTCTATGGTGCGCGACACCACAGGAAACTACGCTCGCAAGCGACTAAAGCCGAGAAACACACTGCATCAAATATCATCGACGTGTGTGAAGACTGCCATAGATGGATACACATGCATCCAGCTGAAGCCTACGGACACGGGTACTTAGTCCACAGCTACGATGATCCACGCAAGATACCGGTAGAGCACTCGAAATGGGGGAAATGTTTTCTTTGGGACGATGGGGGAGCTATGACTATTCCAGAGCCTGAAACCGGCCAAGAGTAAAAGGAAAGGGCATGACCGTTAAGCCATGCCCATCAACCAACCAATCGAAAGGAATACTCAAAAATGAGTACGTACCCATAATAGCACACGAATTCCCGCAAATCCCACTCCAGCCACGTTATAATCACAATAGAAAAACGAGGATTAGAAGGGGAATGATGCTAAGCACGGAAGTAATCGTCGCAATAGTCACGAGCGGTTGCGCGGCGGTGTCCAGTATCTTTGTCGCGATCATCACCTGCGTGGGCAACAATCGGATGAAACAACGCGACCAGCAGGAGGCACAATACCGCGCACAACAGGCGATAATCGACGCGAAAAGAGACCAACAACACAACGAGCGACAATACCTTTATGAGGCCATGCTCAAAGGCATAGACGCGAGCCTAGCGGCAAACGAAATCTGTTTAATCGCCTTGCAGCACGGCAAACTCAACGGAAATGTTGAGGCGGCGCGGGATAAAGTGCATGAAGCCCAAGCCAACATGGATGTTGCACAGCGCAAAGCCGTAGTGCATCTATCAGACTAGAATAGAACCAACAGAAAGGATAAACCATGAATACCGCGATCACAATCACGACAATCATCTGCTTGACACTGACCATCATCACAATACTCAACAAACATTGAAAGCGAGGAGAAAACAATGGATAACAAAACATACCTGCTCAACAACAGAGCATACGAGATCTTGAAGTGGGCTGGACTGATAGCCTTTCCGGCAATCGCCACCTTCATCGGCGTGATCGGCGCAGTCTGGGGCTGGCATGATACCGACGCAATCGTGACAACACTCAACGCCATCGGCGTTCTAATCGGATCGCTCATAGGTATTAGCCACGCAACAGCCAAAACCGAAGACACGGCAAAGTAGATACGTCGAAACAAGAAAAAGCCCCATCACAACACAATGTGCTATGATGGGGTTATACGTAACAAACAAAGCCAGTATATCACACATACTGGATGCGGAGGCATGAAAACTCCCTAGCAATATCCCAAGCTCGGTCAACGGGACGGTGACTAACACTCACCGATACACACGTTAGAGGTGCTAGTCCAACCGACCCAACAGGCGATGGTGGAATAACCGGGGTGCCGACACCATCACATCAAAGATGTAAATGCGACCTGCTGGGGTATGCCGCACCAGTGTTAGCAATGCAACACTCTTATGACCGAAGCCTGGCGAACGACCGACCGACGGAAACCGTCAATAAGCCTTAACCTACAAGCAATTTGCCTGTAGCTCTTAAGGCTTACTCTCTCCACCAAGCTCACTCACTCCCTCAAGAAACACACTATGATAGTGATAGACAAGGAGGTGACTGGAATGCTTAAAGCATGTGGATACTGCGGCAGGATGCACGACATCAACGCCACATGTCCGAACAGACCAGCAAGACACTACCGTAAGACCGACATAGACAAGCTACGCAACACGTATCGGTGGCAACGCAAACGCGAACAGGTCAGGCAGGATGCGCACTACATGTGCGAGGTGTGCAAGGCTAAAGGCATCATCACCACCAAGGGACTGGAAGTACACCATATAGTCAAGCTCAACACGAATCCAGACCTGCTAACCGACGATGATAACCTCATCTGCCTATGCATCCCACATCACAAGCAGGCAGACAACGGAGAGATAGACCCAACCTACCTCAAGCAACTCGCGCAAAAACGACACACCAAAAACTAACATCCCCCCCGGGTCAGACCACCAATTAAACTCGACCCGACCAACACCACCACGCCACCTCTGAGTACAAAATATCTGTTTTACGTTGTTTTTTTGGAAAAACCCTCGATAACGTGCTGAAAACCGTTGATAAACTTGAATAAAGCGTGGTAAAGCTTGATAAAAATTTAGG